CTTCAAAGAATGACCCTTTACACGAGTGTTAAAGCTCGTTTAAGGCTCAAACCTCCACCGAGAAAAATATCTCTCGGTTCCCAGGCCCACCTCAACCGAAGTGGACCTCTCAATGGGGACTTACCCAACCTCTCCTCACGGGAGATTGGCAAGCCTTTGACTTCAGTAAAATACTGAAGCACCATTGAGTCACTATCGATAGGAATCTTTCCACTCGAACCTAAGGAACGAGTGACTAAGATTTCAGCTCTCTGGAGGAGGGCGTTCCATCTGGTTTTAAAGCCAGTGTCACGCTCACCAAACAGCGAGTGCCAACCGATAGCACCCGAATCTGGATGCACCCACCTGAAAGCATAACGCTTCAGGCGGTCAACTGCCTTCTTAACGTACTTCGCCGTCATATACCAACCTCGAGAGAGGAAGTTATTATGAACGTCGATTGACGAAAGAACAGACTCGGGCTTGGACACGACTGGCTGTGTCATGACACTTACTTTAGTGACATCGTCACCATCGTAAGCATCATACCCACACGACTCTCGGAACTTACCAGTTGCGAAAGTCTTGGCGGGATTAACCTTCAACCGAAGGTGAGACAAAGCAGCCAGGACGCTGCCATGACAGTCGATGGGGACGATAATATCGTCACCAAAGACCTGGACCTCCTTAGCGGCCATCGCAATGTTAGCATAGGTAACCGGTTTACGGCGCTCAGAGAGCACCGTTCCGATAGCTATGCAAGCAAAGACGATAGTCTGCACAGGAAAGGTAAGCGCAGAACCCATCGTGGAAAATTTCTGAAGTTCACAGAACTTCGGAGATTTCTTATCGATATCCTGATAAATCCAACGAGTCCGAAAGCTATAAAAGCATTCGAGCAAGTCGGGCAGGCGACGGAACATACGTTCCACCAGCCAACAGGAGATACGATCGGAAGCAGACGACAAATCAATAGTCGAATGCGAACCACTTTGGGATGCCGCTCGAGCCATCTGCTGGTTCTTGCTTTGCGATCGGAAATCGATCGCATTGCTCAAACTAGTAAATGACACTCGAGACATCAGGAAATCACGGATAATCTGCTGACACCATTGATGCGATGTTGGCTCAGAGGCGATAAGCCTTGGACCAGCAAACGTCTTTGGTACGGCGATTAAGCGTGCTGGAGGTTCATGATCAACAAAAGATTTATGAACCTCCCCCGACCGAACGAAGTCAGACCAGTGCCCCTCATTGGCAAAGCCATAGAGGGACATCGGAAAGCTACGTTCGAGCTTTTCAGGCCAAGTCGGAAAGGAGTACTTGTACTCCCCCGATCTTAGATCTGAAACTGCTCCCGGTCCATGTCTTGCTCCCCAGTCAGCCGGGTTGAACCGGCCGAATTCGGCACAGACAAGGTCGGCCGTCCGCTGAATTGCGGAAAGTCGGTCTGTAAGTGCGATATCGGGGGAAGCGGGGCTCTCTCTCTCAAAGAGAAGAGAAGGCCCTGGCCCATCAGGTATGTGATCTCCAAGCTGAAGATCACGAGCACCATGAGGGTCAAAGTCACCACGGTTCCAATTAAGAGAACCTGGGATGACTTCGCCGTCTGTCCTGTAGAACTCATCGGTTTGTTTCCAAACTGAGGTGTCCGGGCAGTCCACGCGGAAACGCTTGACAGCGCTACAAAGCTGTCGCACGTCCCGAATGGCCTGCTTGTCAGGATCAGACCTAAGACATCCAAACTCGTCGAAAACGCGCAGTAGGAATCCCTTGAACAGTCTTGGGATTACTACATCATGTCGGTAAGGTCCAAAGTGGGCCAAACCAGACTTGACTAGGCGTCCATCTGACAAACACCGATCAAAGTGTTTGCCAAATGCAGGTAGGGTCTCAAACATAAACCTGAGACCCATCTGATCGACGGCAGAGAGCAACCGATTGTAATCTCGGCCGCACTCCTTGTTCAGATCAGGGCAACGCGCAACGATGTCAGAAAACATCGCTTCGTATAGTCCTAGAACAAACTCCGCACAGCTCTCATTAGCAGCCATAGGACTTCTCCTTGGTTAGCTTCTGTGAGCCCGGAGACTACCCAGTGTCACTGTTCAGAGAGTCTTACGACTCCCATCCGAGCAGCTTCGCTGCAATGCCACCTGCTTTTACCATGTAAAAGCTCATGGCCTCCGACAAATCAATAATGTCGGAAGAGACGCCCGAAGGATCCGTTCGGATCGTATAGGACACCTCAGTCAGCGAACCAAGCAGAGAAGTGGAGGTGGGTTTAACAAATCGAGAGAAAGTCACAACGTGACGATCAAACGGTTGCGAACCAGCCTTCACGGTATCACGACTATGTCGCACTTTCGCGCGATAGGTCACGAGACCCTCGTCGAGAAAATATTCAGACGAGTATCCGTCTTGGTTGATAAGCGGGAGAGTCTTGGCGGTTCCACCGGAACCATCAAGGGTCACCACAAGGGTAGTACCGAGCATGGAGTGTTGTCCTTCCAGAGTTTGTTGAACGTCAACGCTTAAAACGTTGAACGAACAACGCACTAAGGATTGACAGCCGATCACCTCCAATAAAAGGGAGGTGAGCATCTACAGTAGCAGGGCCCACATAACGCTCTCGCGTTGTGAGGGCTTCGTATCCCTCCCCTCCTTGGTACCTAGGTACCATGGAGACGGTACTATACTGAATCTTAGATTCAGTCTTCGTCATGACACATGCCGAAGAGGATCGCGCGGGGATCGTGTTGGAGTATTGCAAAGCAAATTCTCCAACATTAGTAAACCAGTTGACAACCCAGGTCCAGGGGATTAGATCCCATGCACCTTTGAGAGTGGCTTCGACAGAAATGCCGGAGACGACCCTCTTGGCTTGATCAATGATTTCCGCGTCATTTGGACGATAAGCCGGGATAGGTATGATGGGTAACCATCGTACAGTACCCCAACGTTCCACAGACGTAGTCTGTGAGACCGTTTGTAGTAGGTTCAAATACGGATGAGATTCCGTAAAGACCTGACTATCAGACTCAACAGTCCAACGACCCAAATGGATACGACGTTTCAACCCGTTGCTTGTATAGAGCCTTTGCAGCTCACCTAAACGTTTGTGAAGGTGAGACTGGAGGTCTAACAAGTCCTGAACATCTCGAAAGAGTGGGAGCCATCCAAACTTAGCACCTAAGTAGTGATTAGCCAACTCGCGTTGGTTAAGAGCTTTCTTAGGGCTTCGAATGAGTTTCCCCACATCTCTCAGCTGTCGCGGGATATCAATCAAATCCTGAGCTAGAGTCAGCGGTACGTAATCTGGTCGTGATGGATTAGTCCTCACGAGAAGATCCGTCATCGATGCTCCGGCCGACGGAATTGAAGGATTCGACAAATGATCGGCATGGGCTAGCCTCTGATACGTAGGGATATAATCCTTACATTCAGCGCTGCCATTAGCATCCACATAGGTCCCATTAATGGGCTCTAGCCTGTTACGCCGTCTCTGCTTTAGGAATAAAGAAGAATCGACGACAGGTCTCCCATGGTAATCTTCGCAATAGTCAGCACTAAAGTCCTGACCATAGTCTAGATTACTGGCATAAAACGGGTTACTAAACAAAGTACCCGAGAAATGGCCAGGGAAGAATGGTTGCTGCCTGAAGCGGCTCCGAAATTGTCGAGACACGATCTGCTACTAACCATGGGTGCAAGATTGCAAGCCG